AGTTGATAGCTATAAAAGTATCATATAAGATATGTCATTGCAACTATTTTTCAAGGAAGAGAAATGACAGTAGCCTATTTTCATGGAACCTGCGAACCCAATTCGGATGGTGGCGAAATGGCTTACGCAACGGTGATTTATGAGGGAAGTAATGAAATTCATAGTTGTTATCATATGCATTTTAGGGATGATGATATAGCAAGCAACAATATATCATCTTATGTCGGATTTATTGCAGCACTTAAATATCTTAAATCAACAGGAAGAGATTTAAGAGATAGCACTATATATGGAAGTTCCAGTCTCGTTATTGAGCAAATGAAAGGCACGTGGATCATTAAGGAGGGCAAATATAAAGAGTACGCAAATTATGCATTGGATTTATATCATTCATTTAAATGCAAACCAACATTATTTTTAATAAAAAAGGACAATAACTATGCAAGATGGGAATTATGATTTCTCTGTTGAACTTGAAAAAGTCATGCAATCCAGAAATTTTAATATAAGGTGAAGTATAAATTATAGAATATCCGGAACGTTTCAGCGTTTTGCTAATGCCGATAAACCTAAACGTTCTAAGGATTTATTTGTCATCCTTCATGATTATGATAGAGGGGCAAGTTTTGGAAATTGGCATTATCCAGATGATAACTTCACTTATTGGAACCCAAAATATGAGAATGAAGATCTAGCACAAAAACGCATAAGAAAGATATTAGCTCTTGAGCAAAAAATACAGGCAAAATATGAAGAAAGTAAACGTAAATGGCGAGCTAGAGAATTTTGGCATAAATTTTATTTAAGTTATATTGCGGTTTTTCATCCTTATGTTTTAAGAAAAAGGATCCTACCCTATCATGCAAAAGTGATTCGTAGTTGGTTGCTAGTTCCAGTACATGATATAGACCATAATTTTGTAACGTTACAAATTATCAAACCGGATGGATTTAAACGGTTATGGAAGGGGACATCACAGAAAAATAATATGATGTGGTTATGCGATTTGCCCTTGGATAAAAGATATGAAGGTATTATTAGAGTTTGTGAAGGATATGCAACGGGTTGTACCATTCGAGAAATAACAAAATCACCCGTTGTTTGTGCAATCAATGCTAATAATTTATTAAATACAGTCGTTCAATTGAGACAAAATTTTATTCATGCTGACATTAGAATTTGCGCTGATAATGATGCGTATGGGGAAATTAACTCAGGTCTTCTTCATGGGAAAAATGCAGCCAAAAGAACAGGATCAACATTATATTTTCCAACTTTTGAAGGATGTTGTATTGATAAAAAACCTACTGATTTCAATGATTTATTTATATTAGCGGGTAAGGATTTGGTCAAAGAAATATTGTCTATTCCTCGTTCACTTTGAGCTGTCAATTTATTTAAGTAGAGTGTAGTCTATGGTTTCTTAGGGGTGATTAGCCGTCACCCCTCTGAACATAAATCCATTTATTCCACTGAAGGCATTGCGCTTTTTTGTGGCCTTAAAACTAATATTGGGCAAGTGTTAGTTTAATGATTATTGGCATAATTGCAATCATTAAGTAGCGCTTGTCGGAGAAGTTCGTCATGGAACAGTTACACCAAGTTGTAGCCGATAAAATGCTTTACCCAGAAATCAAAGAAATTCAAGGTCGCGGTAAGCAACCATCCTACAAAGTACTAGATACTTATAAAAATCTTGAATGGCTTTTAAGTCATTTTGATGCTTCGATTAAGTTTAATCTAATGACTCGACGAAGAGAGGTCAGTTTTCCAGAATACTATGTTTTCCCCGAAGATTTAGAAAATGATGCACTTGCTAGGATAGATTATTTATCCACCATTAATGAGATGAATAGTCGAAAAATTGACCAGCATTTAGATACAATCGCTAATGAAAATGCTTATCATCCCATTGTTGAGTCTATCAAAAGCAAACCATGGGATGGCAAAGAAAGGGTCAATAAATTTGTTCAATCCTTAAAAACCACAAATGATGAATTTGCTCATCATATTATAAAAACATGGATGGTCGCTTGTATTGCAGCAGCGCATAGCAAAACTGGCTTTACCAACCAAGGTGTTCTTGTTCTTCAAGGTAAACAAGGAATTGGAAAAACACATTGGGTCAAAAATCTTGATCCAATAAATTGCGGTGCAGTGCGTGAAGGGGGGCTTTTAGAGCCAGGAAACAAAGATAGTGTTATTTCCTTAAGTCGTCACTGGATAGTAGAATTAGGCGAGCTTGACGCAACACTCAGGAAATCTGATATAGCCAGACTTAAAAGCTTTATAACCAGCTCAGTTGATATTGTTAGAACCCCATACGCTAGGCGTGAAATCCAGTTAGTTAGACGGACAACATACATAGCAACGGTTAATGAAGGTAAGTTTTTGTCAGACGAGACGGGAAACCGCAGATGGTGGACACTCGAAGTTAAAAAAATCAAAATAGATCCAGAATTGGACATGCAACAAGTATGGGCTGAGATTTATTACCTATGGCAAGAGGGCATGGTTCCCTATCTCGATAGTTCAACTCAAGAACTAATCAACGAATTTAATATTGACCATCAAAAGGTAGATCCCATTGAAGAATTGCTTCTTACATTCTATGACTGGACTAATCCTCACCGAAAATTAATGACTGCTACTGATATTTTAAAGGAAATGGGCTTTAAAAATCCAACACGTGCAGAAGCAACAAAAATGGGTTCATTGTTGACTCAAATAAATGATTTCAAAGGAAAAAGAAGTAACGGTGTTACAAAGCATGAAGTGCCTGTTTATCGGAATTTTCAAAAATAAATTTTGTACAGAGGTGCAACCTAACGTTGCACTGTACTAGATAGGTTGTTGCACTCGGTGAGACCATATGAATACTGGTTTAAATAGGTATAGTGCAACCAGTGCAACCTAGTTATAAACATTATGAGAATATGTAAAAAGGAGGTAGGGGGTTGTACAAAATGTGGCGCATTTTACCAAAATTTCAAACATAGGAAATCGGTTGCACTAGTTGCACTGGTTGCACTGTCAAGGAGGAAAAATGGTGCAAAAAAATTTCATTTTTGAGAACAATAAAGTAAAATTGTTCAATTTGATCAAAAATATATCAAATTTTTATGGAGGGGATGACAAAGATTTTTTACTGGTATATTTTGAACAGATGGTTATGAAAAACAGGGATGACATGCAAAAGGCGATAAAGTGCTTTGAAGACTTAGAATCGCAACTTAAATTCATGGATAGGAAGCCATTGAAATATGAAGACACGCAAGAAGTGGGAAGAGAAGTTAGATTGGCAAAAGAAGTCGAAGAAATACAAAATCCGATATATCGACGCCGTGAGCAAACTGTATGGCGAAATCCCTTCTAAAGGGAAAAAAGAGATGGATAGCCTTAAAGAGCTATCAAAATATACAGATTATAAACAAGTAAATGTTTCACATAGAACCAAGGATGGTGCTATATGTCGATACAAACGGAAGACCAAGAGCAGGCTAAACTTGCAACATGGCTCACTAAGCAGGGCCTTAGGTTCTTTGCGATACCTAATGGCGGTTCAAGGCATTTCCTGGAAGCCCTCAAATTGAAACGCTGCGGGGTTCAGAAGGGCGTACCGGACATTTGCGTGCCAATACCGTCTGGATCGTACCACGGGCTCTACATTGAGCTTAAACGGGTATCTGGCGGTAAGGTGTCAGATGAACAGGCCGAATGGATCAATTTTTTGAATGCGCAGGGCTATTTTGCAAAGGTAGCCTATGGCTTTCTTGAAGCAAAGGCCATCGTAGAGTATTATCTCTCTCTCACCCCTGTAGCAGCATAACGGATTGCAAATATGGACATATTGTTTACATTCTTAAGCGGTTTCATCCTCGGTGGTACGGTCGTTTATTTTGTGTGCGATAAAGCTCATGCTAAGCTTGATTCGTTAGATAAGCGGTACGCGCGATTGATCGAAATTTGGCAAGAATGGCAAAAGAAAGTATAATTTTGAACAAAGAATAACCCCCGATGATAATTTCCCGTTGTTGCAAAAATCCTGTCTATGTTATCTTGGACTACTACGTTTGCATCCATTGCGGACGACCTTGTCACACGATTATGAAAAAGGATTATGTGAGTCATGATGACACCGGAGATGTTCGCGAAGCTTAGACGATCTGTCGTACTGCATGAAGGTTACCGAAAATTTGCATATTCCGACACCCTTGACAATCTCACAATTGGGATAGGTTATAATCTTACTGATCGCGGTGTAAGTGACGATTGGATTAATACGCAGTACACACAAGATGTGAGTTATTTTTATAATAAATTATTTACAGATTTTAGATGGTTCGAACAATTGGATGAAGATAGAAAAATAGTTTTGATCGATATGTGTTTTATGGGATATCAAAAGTTTTTAGAATTTAAAGAAATGTTAGCAGCAATTGCAGAAGGTGATTTCAGAAAAGCAGCGTTTGAAATGTTAAATTCGTTGTGGGCAACACAAGTCAAAAATCGTGCGACAACACTTGCTCATGCCATGCTAACTGGCATCTATGAAATTTAAGTTTTTCGGCTGTTTTTGGCTGTCATTACTCGCAAAGTGCTAAGAAAAAACTCATTACTCCTGACACTCCAAGTGGAATTCCAAACATCGAAAAAAATCCCATGCATAATGTAAATTTAATTATAAATCCGAACATTTTATTTCTCCTCGTTATGTTTCATTGCCTCGTTAAATAATTCTTCTTTCTCTAATTGCTTTTTTCTTATTCCGTACTCTTGGATGATAAGAGTACGTATAACCATGCTCTCGCTGATTTCCATGTGTTGAACTAAAAACTCTAGCATCTCTTGATCGGTCTTTGTGAGATGCATTGATTTGTGTCGGTAGTTTTGTTGTTTCATACTATTACTTCCTTTATCTCGACCCAATAATTTTTCAATCTAAAATCTTGTTTATTTAATTCTATTAATCTTGCAGTGGCATCAGGTAAGCTTCCCTCAACTCCTATTAGTTGATCGAATGATTTACCGTTGCAGCAAAATAAGTCTTTTATTAATATTTGATACATTTTATTTCTCCTCTTAAAATGGAATAAATTTTTCATTGTGAAATTCTACGTACAATTTATCAAAAATTTTATTTAGATAAATATCCGAGGCGTAACCGTTATCAGTAATTTTTATTTTATTGTTTTTTTCGAGAGTATATAAATCAATGTCATACATATCTCTAAGCATTTTACCTATTTCCCACATACCCCATCCTACTGCAGTAATCCATAAAATATCATTCATGTGAATAAAATACTTTCTTGAACGTCTCATGTTATTTCCCCTTGTTTAAATGTTTTTAAATTAATCTAACTGTAAAAACGTCCCAATCACAAGCTTCACTTTCATCGGTGTCATCTTGTGGTTCATCAAATTGTTTTATTTCCCAGCATATAGTGTATTGATTACCTTCCTCATCTTCGCCACTTGCAAAATAACCTGCATTACCTAGCATCATACTGTCATTAGCAAGATAAGCATCTTGCTTTAAATAAATTGTTATTCCTTCGTGGATTACGTGACCATATTCGTTTGAATTACTCATTTTCTCTCTCCTCGTTAATTGTTTCGTTTCAACAAAAACATGATACAACATCACAATGGCATATGCAACACTTTATTACACTAATAGTAAAAAAGGTGTCAAAATAAATAAAACTCAATTGGCAAAAAGTAATATTAGATATTATTTGCATTTATTTTTAGAACCGCGTTATATTATGAGCATTAATTGCAAAGGAATTGCACAAGTGGCTAAAGTTGGAAGAAAACTCTCTTACGATAAAATACGTCTACCCTCTCTTATAGATTCTGTTACTTTCGCGCGTGGCTCCATGGGCCAAGTCGCCGATCTGAATGAAATTCCCCGTGATACTTTTTACGGCTGGATGCGCGCTGGTGAGGATGATCGAAATAGTGATGTTAGTTCTGATCTTGCTCAATTAGCAAGCAAATTAAAAAATGCTCAAGCTTTGGTCATTCATGATCTTGTAGAAGAAGGAATGGCTAATGAAAAGAAATCCAAATTTATTATGTGGTGGCTCTCAAAGATTTGTCGCGAAGATTTCGGCGCCGATGGTTTCGAACTGAAAGAGCTACGCGACGTCTTCAAAATGATTCTCCCAATGATGGGCAAAGGAAATATGCCGAATGAAACTAACAGCGAAAGCAAGGAACAAGATACCGACGAGTAAATTTGCGGGGCCTGATAGATCTTATCCTGTCGAAGATAAATCGCACGCTGCGAATGCGAAAGCTCGCGCATCGCAAATGGAAAAGAAGGGCAAGCTATCGCCCGCAGCTAAGTCTAAGATAGATTCGAAAGCTAACAAAGTTTTAGGCACGAAGCCTCAGGCTATTAGAACGCTTCGCGGTGTAAGAAAATAAAAGGAATTTAATCATGAACAAAGATAATGAAGTAAAACAAGATACTGGCGCAAGCGAATGGGATTATCCAAACGGTCGCGATCCTGGCCCCCACAAACCGATGTATTATGGCAATCAACGCGTACCCCATCCCACCAACACACGTGCTAAAACGGCACACGCAAATGTCATGGAGCAAGTACTAAGAGCAAAGTAACTATGTATTGCCCGCATTGCTTCAAACCGGAATCTGAAATCATCGAATCACGCCACAATACAGATGACACAATCATCAGACGTAGGCGTGAATGTCTTAGCTGCAAGAAACGATTCACAACTCATGAGAAAATAAAAGAGACGCGCAAGCATGAAGTCGCGTCACAATGAGCCGAGTGTGCGCGAGATGTTAAATACATGTAAAGATTACATGGCGCAAGTCGTGAAGCGCTCTCAATGCGCAATCACAATTAACAGTAAGGAGACGTTGATATATGGAATTGATGGCGCGAAAGACAAGATATATATTCCCACTGCTACTGGCCAACTCATGCATGATGATGATTCTTTTGTGCGTCTCATTATGGGGCCTTACGGCAGTGGCAAATCAACTTGGTGCGTTAACGAAATTGTACGAAGAACCGCAGCCATGCCTGTGTGGTATCGTGGCAGACGAAGATCAAGATGGGCAATTGTCAGAAACACATCTGGCGAATTACAAAGCACAACACTTGCAACCTGGCTCCAGTGGTTCGGCGAGCTTGGTGATTGTAAGCGACGACAGAAACCGCTATTAACATATGAGTATACGTTTAATGATGGTCATGGCGTTATTGAATTAGAATTAATCTTCATAGCACTTGATCGGGAAGAAGATTTGCGTAAAATCAAATCTCTCGAAGTAACAGGATGTTATATTAATGAGCTTTCAGAAGTTCCGCAGGGTGCAT